CTCGTAGTTTTTCCCAGCTCATTAACTTCCTGAATGGCCACCAGCAAGGCGATCACTATCGGGCCATCGAGCGCACCACGTTCTTCAGAGGCCGTTCCCAGAATATCGGCTTCAGTGAAAACAGGGTTGCCATTCTCATCACAGATATGAGCGACAATTCGCCCTGCAACTGGATCGATTTTCCCTTTTGATGCCAGAAGATCGGATTTTGTGGTGTGGTAGCCCATCGGGCGAACAAAGACGGTGGCGATGTGTTCTTGCCCGTCGCGGCCTTTCCATTTGATCTCTTTCTCTACCGGGCGTCCAGTGAAGGCGCCTGTTTCTTTTAACGTATCAAGCGTGAGTTGCATTTTAATTCCTGAATAATAAAGCCCGGATAACCGGGCATAATGATTACGCTGTGGCTTTCGCAACCCATACGTGAGAGCCCGAACGCTGGATCGTAGCCGATGTCGTCACAACCGCATTGCCCTGAAAATCAAACGGGAAATCTGAAACATAGCCCTGGAAAATAAACCAGGTGCGATCCGATGGCAGTACCATACCGTCAACGGCGTTTTCCGCATCAGGCGCTGCTGCAGTTGGAATACTTTCGCCATCAGACCAGCCCACAGCAAACGTCAATGGCGTCTGGTCGTTCGATTCAGAGAGGCCATGCAACATGATATGGCTGGCGTTCGTCGGATCAGCATTAAGCCCGACGGTTGCGGATGCTGGCGTTTTAAGGCCTTTTTTGTAGGTCCTGGAATCGCGCTCACTCAGACAGGTATCGTCTATCTGATCGGCAGGGTTGCCGCCAGGGTTGAAGCTGGTGATACATTCAACCTCGCTGACCACGCCGGTTTTAAGCACGAAAAATTGCGTGCCTTGCGTTAATACAGACATTGTTTATCTCCATAAAAAGAAAAACCCGCACAAGGCGGGTCAGTTTTGGGTTGTTGGTTACCTGGTCGTTATCCAGTCAACGTCGAAGGAATAGCGGTAGCGCTTTGTTTCGGGGTCTCGTGATTGATCCCCCCACCGGGTGATATAAGCTTTACCTTCAATGGCATCACGCAATGCGCGGGCCACGGCGATAACGTCAGCGGCGGCATCACCATAAACATCAACCTGAAGAGAATAACGATCAGCATCAGGACGCTGGCTTAAGTAATTCTCAGGGGATCCGCCGATGTTTTGCCAGACCGCGTAGGGGTACACAATGTTGTCGTCCTGTAGACCGAACGGATAAAACCGCACGGGATTAGCACCTAACATATTCTTTACCGCCTGGCTGGCAGCACAAGCTGCAAATATTGGGGCAATCATACCGAAGTTCCTTTTTTAGCCGCTCGCCGAACAGCGCGATCGATGGTCTTCTCAAGCTCCACAGCAAAAACGTTGATCACGTCGGTATCAACGCCATTTACCGCCGGGCGCAGCATTGGCTTCGCAGCCATGTGTTCGGTCCCGAATTCCGGAAATCGCCAGTACCAGGTATCGCCGCCGGGGTTCCCTTTATCCCCCGCCGTTTTATAACTCTTTCCGGCCCTGCCTTTTCGGACATTGTCCTTAGTATTGGCGTATTGTCTCGCACCGCCCATTACACCGATACGAAATGTCGGATCGCCCGTTCTGCGGAACGTTTTGCTGCTGAACGCGACCACAATATTTTTGTAAATGGCCTCTTTGGTGGAAGGATCATCAACACGTGCTGCGTTATTTCGCGCCCTGTCCCGGATGACGTTTGCCGCCTTACGTAGTGCTGCGCGACCAGTTTTATCGCGGGTTACCTGTGAAACGGCGTCTAACTTCCCCAGAAGGGAATCAAGGCCGGTAAGATTCACCTCTACGCCATCAGTCATCGTTTAGACCCTCGGAGCAAGGAAGCGTCAGATATTCTTTTCCGCTGCGAGGATCGGGTAGCACGCCCTCAATGTTATAAATATTCCCGCGGTATAGGATGCGACATTGTGCAGTGATATCAGCGCGCCGGCGGATGGTGATCCTGGTGGTTATCTCATTCTGGGTTGCCTGGGCAGAGGTAAATTCCCTGGCCGATAGAGGGTAAACTTCCGCCCAAATCCCATTATCTACGGTAGATTGAACCAGGTTGACCCAATTTTTCGCAACCTCTCCAGTTTGAGGATCTTGCACCGACACAAATTTTTGTGGAATGACACGATGCCGAAGTTTTCCGACCTGCATGTTACCCCCTTGGTTTGCCGCTCAGATAAGTTTGCTGCTCTGGTGGTTCATCCAGCTCACCGGCAAGAGACTGGATAATGACGTCAGACAAAGCCATGTTTGATTCAGCCAGGCGGTTTATCGCTTCCGTCTGTTCTCTCTGTGCCGCGGTCTGTTCGGTCAGCGCGGCAATCAGCGCGTTTACCAGTTGCTCGTTCATAGGCAATCTTCGTCCACTTTTTTAACCATTCACGCCGACGACGGCACCCTTCACAGGCCATATTTTTATACCCCCATATCTATACGATAGGGATTAAGCAACCAGCGCGCAGGGCCAGGGATATCATGACCCAGGTCATCCCCACGGTTTTCATACAGCCAGCCCAGTATAAGAAGAACCGCACTCTGAATAGAGGGTGTGATAATAATTGGGCGATCGCCGGCGCCTTCATTTTCAACTGCATTATCCAGCGCGGCCTGGTCTGCATAAAAACGACGGTTAAGAAACTGCATTGCAGTATCCTCCGCAGCGGCCAGATACCCCTCCACCATCGTTTTATCGATTTCATCATCCAGCCTGAGATGTTCCATGGCTGTTTCAGTGTTGATTACCGTCATAACCATTACCCTTTGGTTTCAGGGGCGCGGTTCATTTTGTTATCAGGGACGTCACCAACTATCGTCACTAGCCCATTACCTTTGAGCTCGGCAGCACGTAAGCGAGAAACGTGAAAAGGATCATCGGCTGGCGTTCTGAAAATATCGCCATCCATAAACCGCCGGACAGGTTGAACCTGAATAGTCCCGGAATCGGGTACAGGTGATAAGTTGTCGTCAACTGATGCAGTAGATTCAGCCACATTTTTCCTGGCCATCATGCTCTCCTCAAAAAGAGAGGGCCGCTAAGCGGCCCTTAATTGTCAGCCGCCAGAAGCGGTTACATTACCGGTGACAAAAGCCTCCGGCCGATAGACCGCCAACGCCAGACGCTCTTCCGCACGAATGGTGACCATGTTTTTAACAAAGTCGTCTTCGTTTTCGGTGGAGAGCAGGACTTCGATATCCATGCGGTCGAAGATTTGCGCCGCCATATTAAACGCCCCGGTCAGGAAGTTGTTCTGCGCCATGGCCTGTGTTTCCACAACAGGGAGACCCCAGATACGCGGAACACCACCATTGACCGGCTGCGCGATAATATAGCGGCCTTCGTTATCTTTGGTCAGCTCGATGCCCGCCCAGTCAATCGGGTTCAGGACAAAACCAGACGCCGGATACTCCGCCAGCACCGCCTGCAGAACAGCCAGACGCAGACGATCAATCGGCGTAGCGTTGGACAAAGTGAGGGCCGGCGCAAATTCTGTTGCCTGCGGCAGAATCCCGAGGATATTCGCACCGGTACCATCCCCGCTCAGCAACTGCTGCTCCTCTTTAAAGCGAAGACCATACTGAGCGCGGCCATCAATATAGCTGGCCAGACCGGGCGCATCGTCCAGGATCTGACGGGACGCTTTAAAATAATGCGCAATGGTACGAACCGGCGCACTTTTCAGCTCAAACTTAATGTCTGATTTTGGCTTCAGGGCACCTTCTGCCACAGCTGCAGCATTATTGGTGAACCCCGTTTCCTGAACAAATTCAATACCGTTAGATGCGGTATTGCCGGGGATAAGCAGATTACGGATAGTCAGTGTGCGTTCCGGCGGGGCGATAATGCCCTGAACACGATCGGAGACCACCAGGCTGTTGGTTGTGCTCACGCCAGTGCCCGTAGTCGCCGGCACGTTCATAATGTCTTTCTGCTCGAGCTTTACACGGATGCTCTTGCGGGCCGAGCTGTCCATCCCTTTGAACTCTTCACTTTCGACCACCAGCTCACCGATCGATTTTCGTTGTTGAGGTGTGTCGTTATGACGGCGTGCACCTTTTTGCTCCAGCTCAGTAAGGCGTTCTTTCAGCTCGTTGAGTTGGTTCAGACTGTCATCAGTGCGTTCTTTCAGCTCCTGCGATACAGTTTGGCCAGACTCCATTTTTTTCTTCACGTCTTCGCCGAAGCTTTTAACCTGCTCCATCACCGCAGAGAGCTGGGTAGAGATTTCGCCAATTGTTTGTGGCTGATCGTCAGCCGATTTTTTCTGGTACATATAAATCCCTTAGAGAATTTTGGGGAGAGAAAACTGGCTCAGTTGCTGGCGCATCGCCGCAATAGCCGCTTTGGTTTCGCCGTCTTCGCCCCCGGACTCACTCCGGTCAAGCAGATAGGACAGCCCGCGGGAGGCGACCGCAGCGGACTGACTTTTCGAGAAACCTGCCTCTCGCAGGAACTTCTCAAATTCAGGTAAAGAAGGAAGGTCACCGTGTGACAGCTTCGACTTAATGACGTCAATACGCGCATCATCGTTGGCCGGCACGGTAACGATGGAGATTTCAACCAGATCGAGCTTCGTTAATGTGCGGATCCGGGTTTTCTCATCGTAATTCGATTCCCGTACGTAATAGCCAATGGAAAGGCCTGTAATGGCACGGGTTTTCATGCCCCGCCAGGCTGTTTTTGCATAGGCAGCATCCTCAAGCCACAACCCCCCCTCGCCAAACAGGCCATGCTTATCTTCTTTGAGGGTCGAAATATCCCAGTTCCCGATGGGTTCGCCGGTGCGATGCTGCCAGAGAACAGGGAACGTTCTCCCCTTCGCCCGTGTTTCCTCGATGCTTTCGAGGAAAGCGCCCGGCGCCACGACTTCGTTGTAGCTATCCACCACATCGAAGACAGAACCGTACCCAGAAAAAAGGCCGTCATCGTTGACGGCCTTAATGTCGAAGTCGAATGCCTTTACTTTCATGGCTGCGTTTTTCCGGTACATTCCGGCGTCTCCTCTGATTTAATGCCAAGCCATTCCCGCAGTGCGTTTTTGGCCGATTCACTGTCGCCGGACTTGCCAAGCTGATCTATCGGCAGCAGGTTGGATTGAACGGTAAGTTGATCAGCGCCGGGTTTTGGCTGAAGGTTTTCTTTTTGCCGTGCTTCATTGCGGGTCATCAGACCGTTCTGGGTCATTGTTGAGTAAAAGGCGGCACGAGCGGCGCTGTCGGCACGTAAGAGACCTTCGATGGAAAACTCCGCGAAGTACTTATTTCTTTCTCCCGGAGCCAGGAGACTTTTACGTACCGCCTGTTCAATGCGGGTTAACCACGGGC